TTATTCTCAAAAATACCATCGGGGGACGCGCCAAGCCACTCATGCTCAGGATGCACAATAAAGCCGACTTCATCAATAACATTGCCAGTCTTATTTATATAAATCAATCACATACACTTAGTAAGCATTTAATAAGTGTAACTATTTGCCCCCTATAATTTTTATGTTTTGTGTGTTTCTTAACAATTGGCAATAAAAAAGCCGCTAAAATGCGGCCTTTCTTGATTACACGATGTTACAAATATATTTTTGGTTAAGCGATAAAAAACCGCACAACTGGCCGCCCGTCGTTCTTTTTTGCGTACTCCTCCTTTCTTAACATCCCCTTGCCCACCATCTCGGCTAGTAGCGTTTCAACTTGTGGTTTTGGTACACCGCGTAAACGATTACAAATAACGCCTAAAGTCTCGCCTTTTTCTTTATCAATTACGCTTAAAACCTTAGCCGCTAAGCCGTCACCGCTTTTTTTGTTGTCTTCGCTGTACGAAAGTTTTATTTTACGCTCAACGTCTGCCAGTGCGAGTGCATAACCGTATTTAACATGTGCAACCGTACGCAAGCCACTCGGCAATGCACAAATTAAACTAACCTTGCTTGCAAGCTCATAACCGCGTCTAGCAATGGCCTCTAGCCCAGTGGTTGCTTTGTGATACTCAGCTAAACTATAAAAACGCTCGTAAACCTCATTTAACAGCTCTATAGCCGCGTTATCCGTTGGAATGGTGGACTTATCCCCGATATGTTGAATACGCGCTCCTACGCTCTCTAAAGCGTCATAGTGACCATGTGCATATAAATTACGCAAAGTATTGGCCATGCCATCTGTCATCGGCTTTTTAATAAAGCGAGTTTTGCGTTTTGGGTTAGTCTCTAAATCATAAAACAGCATAGAACGCGCTAAAAATCCATTGGTGGCCATGTCATACGTCATTAACTCGTTAAAAGTCACTGGCGTAGTAAACCCCATCATTGTTAAGTATGGATTCTCTAAGCCGTTGTCCACGTTGTTAATGTTTGCCATGATTGCATCTTTGGCTTCGTCTAGCCTTTGACGCTGTGTGTCGCTGCTTGTGTCTTCTGGTAACTTCTCTAATTTTTTCTCAACTTGTGCATATTCTAAAAGTAACTTAGATTTTAGCTCCTCTTTTAAATCGCCAGTTATTGGCAGGTAGCCATTAGCTTTTGAGTAAACGCTCATTAGCGCACCCACCACGCCCTCTAAGTATGATGCACCGCCCTTTTTACCAGCATTGGCCAATTTATTAAGCACTAATCCTAATTCGTCAACACAATAAAACGCGGCTTGATGTCTTATTAGATTGCGTAATACTTCTTGCTCTGACTTAAAGCCGCCATGGATTGCGCCCTGTACGCCTGCGGCCTTTGCAATGTTAAGATAACATTGCATTATTTGCTCTTTACCTGTGCCGCTACCTGCAACGCAAAAAGATAAAATGTTTGGCGTAATGCCGTCCAATTCATCAATGTAGCGCATACCTGCCAAACTGCTAACAGCCGTCAATGCACACGCCACGGCTAAATTCTCACGCGGATATAAACACTGGTCATTTATCCATTGCGTTAGCTCACCTAAAAAATCAGGCGGCCTCTTTAAGTCTATTGGATCATCTAAAAGGCTTTTAACCTTTGCATCATTATTTTTTACACTGTCAAGATTAACGCTAGAATCATCATCAATCGCGCCTAAACTACCGTCATAAACAAAAGTCACTGGCTCACAATAGCCGCCCTCGTTTGCGTAGTGTAATAACGTGCCATAGCCCACGGGATTAGCTGTTTTACCAAACGAGTGCCAATGTTTTTGTATTGTCGCACCGCCACAATATTTTTCGCCTTTGCTGCTCCACTCGTCCCACAACTCAACACCGCCACCGTTTAAACAGTGATGAATAGCCATGCCCACAGTTACCCACTCGTTATAATCACAATCAGCATTAACAAACGCCAACAAATTAACAATGTGCTGTTCATCAATATCTAAATCTTGGCCGTTGTTGCTCACTCTAAAAAACGTGGGACGCTCAAGTAAAAAGATTAAATCATCAGGAGCAAAATCCACGTCCTGCGGATAGCCTTTGACTGTCTCATAGTTAGAGCCGCTTGCGTGTAATGATCCGCTACCGACTACAAAGCCACTTGTTTTAAAATCAATGCCTGCGTATTTTTTATGCGTTTGCATGAGTGATTTTCTTGCGTCAACATCGTTTAATTTAAAGTAATAATGTTGACTGCCGCCACCACTGCCAGTATTGACAATAAAAGCGCACTCTAAAAGGCTTGGTATGTCTTTGCACAGCTTTTTAAACGATGCAACACCACCGTTTCTAGCGTCAACATCCACAACTAAAAAGCCTTTAACAATCACGCCAAAGCCGCTGTTAAAATGGCCAAGCTCGTTAAAGCATTCAATCTGTTCGTCAGACCAATTCGGCACGTTTTGCCAGTTGCTCATAATGGGATGCTTTAAAATAGCTTTACACTCAACATCACCACAATTACACACACCACCGCTTGTGCCATGTAAGCCAAAGATTTTAAACCCCGACTCTATATAGTCGTAAATGTCATTTATCATTGTTATTGCACTCACAGTCTTTTAATAAATACGCCGATAATTTTTCAACAGTTGACAGGTTCGCGCTTTTTGCATTGCCCGTCTTTATATAGAGTACGGTGTTGTAGTGTAACCCTGTGGCAATTGCTACCAACTCTAAACGTCTATCCTGTAATCGTTCGCGAATCTCTGGAATAGTTAAAAGTCTCATTTTGTGGCCCACCTGTTTTGTTTGTGATGTTTGCATCTTAACAATAAAAATATAGATTATCTATAATTTTTTATAGACAACCCAACAAAATTGTATTAGATTGTGCTTATCAAGTCGGGTCAATGGCCTTGCTGATAAACACACAATCCAACGGAGTTACATAAAATGTCATTTTTAGAACAAGTCAAAAAAGCCACACCGCAAGCACCAGTTGTAACGATTGTCGGCTTTGCAGGTAGCGGTAAAAGCTCACTAGCTGGCCTATTTCCTAACCCCATCTTTATACAAGCCGAGAACGCGACTAGCGTTTTTGAAACAGTATCAGATGATTTACAACCTGCATTTTTCCCACAATTGCCAATCCCAAATGCCAAACGCAACATCAAGACAAGTGATGTTTTGCTTGAGCAATTACGCGAATTAGTGACTCAAGACCATGAGTTTAAAACAGTGGTTATTGATACAGTCACCGCACTTAACATCTTGTTTGAGCAAGAAGTTATTGAGTTTGACGAAAAAGGCGCAAGCAACATTGGCGAAGCGGCAGGCGGATATAACAAAGGTTATTTAGTGGTTGCAGGTATTCACGCAAAACTACGCGCTGCTTGTGAACATCTACGCAAAAAAGGAATTACTGTTGTATTTTTGGCACACACAGGCGTGGTTAAAATGAAAAATCGACCCGAAGGTGGCGAGTATGTTGCCTACTCATTGGATATGCACGAAAGAAGCAGAGCTATTTATGTCAGCTCTAGTGATGTTGTTGCATATCTAAAAGCCCGTGATTTTGTGAGCGGTAATGAAGAAAACAAAAAAGGACAAACAACCAAATTCGGGCGCGTAACCAATACTGGCGAGCGTGTCCTGATTACTAGCAGTGACGGGACTATTGGCTATATTGACGCTAAAAACCGTTACAACCTCCCCGATGAGATTGAAGTAAACAAGGGTGAAAATCCTTTGTTGCCTTTAATCCCTTTTTACAATCAACAATAACCTTTATTTTTAACAACAATGACCAGTCGGTCATAGGAGATACATCATGTCATTTTGGCAAAAACAAGACGGCTCACAAATTGAATCAACAACAACCTTTGAAGCAGGTGGTGGTGATATTCAACCAATTCCAAACAATACCGCGTTAATCGCGGCTATTGAGGAGGCAAAGTGGGCTGAGTACGATGGTGAGCATTATATCAATCTTAAATGGCGTATCATGCGCCCTGCTGATTATGCTAACCGCGTATTGTTTCACAAATTAAAAGTGTTTAGCCCAAAACAGGGCGACAAAGCCAAGCAAATGCTTGCAGCGATTGATGCGAACTGTGGCGGTAAACTAAGCAAGATCACAGAAACACCCGAAGATATGCACTTAATGACCGCGCTTGTCGGTAAGCCAATGGCCGTTAAAGTGCAAATATGGGATATTAACGGCAAAACAGGTAACTGGATTAGTGCCGTAGCACCTGCTAAACAACAAGCACCCGTACAAGCACAAGCACCAAAACCAAGCGCACCTCGCCCACCACAAAGCGCACACAATCAAGCGAAGTCTAACGCATATCAACCACAAGTTGATGATGACTTGGACAGCATACCATTTTAATTTAACCACGCCACAAGGCGCAGCAATGCGCTTTTTAACCCCCCTTTAAACGCGCCTACAATGTGGGCGCATAGGAGAAAGTCAATGACAACACAACAACCTCAACAACGCACACCAGAATGGTTCAAACAGCGCAAAGGGCGCATCACTGGCAGTGTGGTAGGTGCGGCTTTAGGCGTTAATCCATACATGACACCCGATGCACTTATCAGACGTTTAGTGCGTTTATGGCATGGCGCGGAGTCAGAGTTTAACGGCAATATTGCTACCGAGTACGGCACATTACACGAACCAATTGCAATCATGGATTATATAAATAAGACTGGCAATGTTATTGATGAAGTCGGCTTTATTGTGCATCCTGAGCATGAGTGGCTTGGCGCGTCCCCCGATGGTATTTTTGAGAATAACATGGGCGAACAGTGCATTTTAGAGATTAAATGTCCGTTTGGTTTGCGCAACGAATTATTGCCACAATTCAAACCACTTGCAGAGCAGCCTCATTATTACGCACAAGTGCAAATCGAAATGGCCAGTACTGGCATTAAACAAGCTCACTTTTATCAATGGAATAAATACGGCGACTCACTAGAGATTGTCACGTTTAATCAAGAGTGGTTCGATGATGCCATCATTAAGCTATTAGCTTTTTATAACTGCTTTTTGTCAGAGATTGACAACCCAGAACATCTAAATGACATTGTAAAAACGATTGAATCTAAACAAGCTACCGCGCTATTGTCAGAGTATGACCAACTTGGCGAAACAATCGACAACGCCACACAACGCCAAAAAGAGATTATTGTCGAATTAGCCAAGATTGCCAACAACAAAAACGCAGTCATTAACGGGCGCAAGTTTAGCCAAATTACACGACAAGGCGCGATAAGCTACGCTAAAGCAATCAAAGACTTATTGCCCTAAGCACTGCCACCGCGTCAACGTGTGGCGCGTCAAAACCTGTTGTTAATGTGCCAACACTAACAATGTATTTATAGTTTTGTTCTTTAAAATCACTGATAAGATTAGCGCGTGTCGCTTTGTCCATATTTATATCACCGCCTAGCATCATGCTGTTGTCAGTTGGTAATGATTCCATTATTTCCTCTGCGTGTCGTACTGTTGATGCAAACAACATCACGCCTTTTCTGTTGTGCGTTTTGGCTATCACGTCTTGCACTATTTTGGCTGTTAAGCGTCCGTGATTTTCAAACACGCTAGACACTTGTTTAGCGTCAAAATTGCCCATCTTGTTAATGGTTAGGCTTTGTGTATCGTAACAATCATCTATTGCTTCGGTGTGCGCTTCGGTTAAAAATCCCATGCTGATTAGTTCACGAGTTTTAATCGAGTACAGCAATGCGGCAAAGTAAGGGTTGATTGCTTCTTCTTCAGATAGTGCTTTATTTGTGACTAGGTTTTG